TTCAACTCTGTTTGATACGGTTCTTGGTATCGTTTTTACGGTGACTGTGATAAACATTTTTTATCTCCTAGTGTGTGATAAGGTGATCGTCTGTAAAATATAAATCACTTACCATATTTCTTACTAATCCAGTTTTGGTATATATGAATGTAAAACTTTCTTTAAATACCGGATTTACACGATATAATTTTTCTAATAGCCAACTGGATCTATAATTTAATTGCAAATCAGCATACATCTCCCCATCAGGATTTACACTTGGATAAAATCTTTCTATTAACTCATTAATATATTTAGATTTTGATAATTCTGGTAAATTTAATAGGTTGTCTAATGTTTTTTCTTCTAAATCGTATAGATTAAATGCACAGTCAGACATTAAAGAAACAGAGTTGCAGATTAACGGTTATCCCATTAATCTGCAAACTTCAATGAACTACGATAGGTCGTAGTTTATTTTTAGCCTTCTGCGCTTTTTGGCGTATAGTCCGAGCATGCGAGGCTGCGACGAGTTAGAACTGTCTTAACACCGCGAACGGTCTTATCAAAATGCTCAGCTAAGTCTTCTACAGACTGATCGAGCATATCTTCGATACCCTCATATGGATCAGACTTAGAAGCCTTGCGATCTCGTTGAGTAGCCTTAAGCCCCATGCTTAAAAGCTTACCACGAACAGAATTTACACTCTTTCCAAGTGAATCAGCAATTTCTTCTAGATAGGAGTTTCCTTCTACCATTTCGGAAATCGTTGCTTCCTCTTCCGCAGTATACGTTTTGGGCGTGATTTTCTTTTCAGCTGGCTTAATGTGCTGAGTCATTTCGAGTGAAAGTGCCTTACCATTAATTTGGCGGGCTGTAAACTTTCCATCAGCAAAAGCCGACGCAATTTCGTCAGCCGTCTGATTTCCGCTGTTTTCCTCTAAAATCTTCGCTAAAGCTTCTGTCTCTTCCGCAGAAAATACAGGAGCCGCTCCAGGCTTCCTCGGTACGTCATATCCAAGCTTACGAAGCTTAGCAGTAACAGACCTACGAGGATACTCAAACTCATCAACAAGCTGTTCAATAACCTCTTCGGTTACGCCTGTGGATGCTACGTCATTCATACGTGCAACCATGTCTTCAGTATATTCAAATTTACTCATTTATATTTTTCCCCTTCTTCAAAGTTTGTTTTGAATTTATTTTAGGAGAGATTTATTTCTCTCTCTAAGTAATGATTGATTATAACAAGAATTTATATGTTCAGCAAGATAAATATGACCGTAAATTGTCATTTGGTCAAAATATACAATACTATAAAATACCCATTACTATGTTATTTCTATTTTCCCAATAGTTTATAATTTTAGTATCTTGTTTCTTAGCTTTTTTATATTTAGAACTTGTTACATCGTCCCCAGAAATCAAAGCATAGCAGTCTTTTGTGACTGTGTTAGTGACCGAAAATCCCTTCCCTTCCAAAAGGAGGGCTAGTTCAGAACGTGTCATATCGAGTTTTCCTGTTATGCATACATTTTTAATTTCGGCGGAATTGAGCACGAAATCTATGCTTTGATTCTGTTTAAGTTGTAGTGGTAATTTAATTACCCATTCTTCGTTTATATCAAGCCAAGCTAATATTTGCTCAATACGTTTGGGACCAATTCCTGCTATATGCACCGTTTCAATCTCTCGCAGCCGATTAAACGAAGGTATGTGTTGTACTATCTTTTTAGCCATAGACTTTCCAACACCAGGAATACCTAAAGATGCAAGAACTATTTCATATAGTTTAGCCTTGCTACGGTTTATTTCGTCTTGAATTTTTATTCCGTTTGCCCCGAGCTTACTCCAATCGTGAGACTGATATAAATCAATCGGATGTTTCAGCTGCATCTTAGTCACAGACGCAGGACCAAGACCTTTAATGTCTATGGTTTTAATAAAATATTCAAGTAATTTTACTGTATCATGTTGCGAATCATCTATACAATAAAGTCTTGGGCCGACCATTTGAAGTGCGTGACCAACAGCTGCTTCAGCGTGTCTTTGTTCAATTTTAAGATTATGAGATGAGTGCTGAATAACTCTATTGAACTTAGGAATAACACCTCCGGCTCTTTCTAGCTCGATTAGGTCACCAAGGCCCAAGTCATGGCTTTTAATGTATTCCATATTATGCAGAGTTACACGACTTACCGTGGCTCCGTCGAATACAACAGGTTCGACAAGACCAGTCGGATTTACAGCCCCAGTTCTCCCCACAACCCATATTACATCTTTTAAAGTTGTAGTCGCAACTAAAGAATTTCTTTCTTTTAGTGCGATGGCAAATTTTGGATATTTAGAAGTATATCCTAAACGCTCACAAGTTTGCCAATCATCAATTCTGTAAACTAGTCCATCTTGCGGATATTTATTACATATATCATCAAATATTGTATGAAAACCAGAATTTGATAAAATTTTCATTTTTGCTGTGTAATTCATTTGTACACCTAAAAGATCATGTGCAATGAATCTTATTTTTCTAGTTCTAAATTCTTCTCTATCAAGTAATCCTAATGCTCCGCTAACATAATTTCTAAAATTGTCCACCTCATTATCAGTAACACATTCACCATTAACTATTAAATTATTTGAAAGATACTCAGGAATACCAAAAAGTCCTGGAGTTAAATGTGTTACATTTTCTCCAAACTCTCCGTCACCTCTGGTAATAGCTGTATGTAATCTCTTTTTTTCATAAATAAGTGTTAAATTTGCACCATCAAGTTTCGGAGTAATTACCGTCATTTCTTTTGGTAATTCAGATTTATTATAAACTTTATTAAGTGAATAAAGTTTATGTGGATGTTTAAGTTTGCCTGTAGTTCCACCTACAAGAAGAGTGGGTGAATCAGGATCTGCCCATCCTTGTATTTTTTCTACCTTTTCAAGTTGATCATGTAAATCATCAAATTCTTGATCTGTTATTTCTGGTCGATTTATATCATAATATAAATGACAATGTTTTTTTATAAGTTCTTTTAAGTCTACGTAGTTCAATTTTTTGCCTGTTTTTCATTTTATCTAATTATTATAGATAAAAATAATTATGTTGTCAATCTTAATTTTATTTTAAATCCTTAATTAGATCCTCTAAGTACCATTTTGCTTTTTCTAAATCTTCTATTTGCTTATCTTTGTTTTTGTGTTTTAAGTTATACCTACAAACATATTTTATTACATTGGCTTGACACCAATTCATTTCCCACGATTTAATGTACTCAGTAGTTTCAATACCTTTATTATAGTGTGGTGGGTGATTAACCATATCTATACTGTCTTCCATATTTCTTTTGAACTTAGTCATGGTCAATACGTTTCGGTTTCGACTCCTTTAGTTTTGAAAGTTTTTTGTAATTCTCCTGTCTCGGACATCTCACGTACAATGTCGCATCCGCCAATAAACTCACCTTTAACATAAAGTTGCGGAATCGTAGGCCAATCAGAGAATTCTTTAATTTTATTGCGAACATCATCATTGGCGAGGACATCAACGCTTTTGAATTTAACACCGATATGATTCAACACCTGCACTACTGTCGATGAAAACCCACATTGTGGGAATGCAGGCGTGCCTTTCATGAACACGACTACATCATTAGCATCTATTTCATTTTGAATTTTGTCAAATACAGTTAGTTTCGCACTATCAAACACAACATCTCCCTTTTTAAATACCATTAAAATTCTCCTATATAATAATTATTTAATTCCATTATACCAAAAAGCACCTCTCCACAATTCTCTTTCTTGAGGGATATTATTTTCATCCAAAGGTATATTGTCTCTTCTATGTAGTCCTTGTGTTTGGTCGAATATTACAATATCACCTTCTTCCCAAAAATGAGAATATACGGATTTCAGATAATGATTCTCTAAAAAATCACATAATTCTTGCCATTCGTCTTTTGGTATATTACTAAATCCAACAACATTAGTAAAAGGAAAGTAAAATCCTTCAATACCAGTTAATCTATGTTGCTGAATTAATTTCTTATAAACACAATTCCACAAACCTTTTGAATCAGAAAAGCGAGCTTTGAGCTCTAGCATTTCTTTAACTACAGAGGAATCTTTTGATCTGGCCCTAGTAGACATTGCCAATATTTCTTTATGTTCATCTAGGGAAACCTTATCATTATTAACCTCATAAGGTATAGTTTTACTTAACAGTCTGGGCTGAATTTTGGTCTTAACCAAATAGTCTAATTTTAATCTTTGAAAATTTTTCTCACCATATCCTAAGATAAGAAACGTGTCTTTGATTTGATCTTTAACATCTTTAGGTAAGGTTTTATATGCAAGCACCCCATTCGAGAAAACTGTATTGCAAGGGTCTTTTGTAGGTTCATGACAATATAAAGCTACACAATCTTCTGGATCAAGTGCCAAAGCACCATTACAATGCCATCCTAATTCTCCATTAGCAAAAACTCCCTGCCTTTTTTCTTTACCAATTTTGTACTTGTTGGTGACATACATTATCTCGTGATCGATCTGATCCTCAAACCATATGTTCCGCTTTGGATTTTTACCCCACAGTCTTAATATTCTAGCGAACTCTTTTTTATCTAAATCTTGATCCCTTATTACAACATTTGTTTTTTGTGCTGTTAAAACAGAAATTCTCTTAATTTCACTGTCCGATAATTTTTTAAGATTTGTTTTTAATGTATGAACAACATCTAACATTTAGAATTCTCCTATGCTGTCCGTTAAATTACGAAATCTGTGAACGACCAGGGGGCTCTTTCCCGTCCCGTTTTATTGATTGATTCCATTTTTTAATTTGTTTTCTAACGCATTTACTAAAATTGTTAAATTTTCCTTTTTATTTAAATTAGTACCTTCAATACTAATATCTAGTAATTCTTCTAGTTCTCTGAGCATAACTTTTACTGTTTTTAATTTTTTATCTTTGTTATGATCAGGTTTTTCGTATATTTTTAATTGAACAAGTTTACTAATAACACTTCGATAACCTTTATCAAATGTATTTGCTAATTCGTGAACATCTTTAATACTTTTTTCAGTATATAGTTCAATGAGTTTATTTTCGTCTTCATCAGACCATGCTTTAACACTCATTCTTATTTTACTCCTCAAATAATTCTAACTGTTTTGAAAATTTTCTAGAATTTTCTGCAATTTTTTGGCTCGCATTTGATAATAATTCAATTATTGTGTCTATTTCTTCTGCGGGCATTGCATATCCAGATTTAGTAGGAAACCAAAATCCTGTATCTCCATCCATTCTATATTCTCTAATATGAACATATAATAAATTTCTAAATTCATTAACGGTTACTTTAACAATGTGCCCGTTATTTTTTGTATATCCTATTCCAATATCAATATTCATTATTTATTTTTATAATTTTTTCTTTTTCTATAAAATTTTTTAACCAGGGGTTCGGTCTTCCAATAATATTTAAGCTATATCTTACTTTATTAAAACTACTATTAATAGCTCCATGTTGCACGGTATCAGGATTAAATATTACAGATTCGCCTGTTTTTAGTTTTATATTTTTTATAGAAGCTTCCCCTTCTCTAAATATGTAAGTAAAATTCTTATCATAATTTAATGCCATCCATATTCTAATTAAAAATTCATTTTTATTCGTTGCCAAAACATTATTGTAGTCTAAATGTAATTTAGTACTAATTCCTGACTGTTGTTTAAAAATTCTAATTCTTGTAGTTTCTAACTCAAAAAAATCAATTAATTTTTTTATTTTTGGATGTTCATATAAAATAGTTAGAGAATAATTCTCTGGAAGTTCCGGCTTTTTTGTTACTAATAAATCATGAATTTTACCTGATTCGCTTTTTATAGCAATTCCTGTAACTGAGTTTTGTAAATCATAATCATCACAATTAAAAAATACACATTTTTCTAATTTATTAATAATAGAGGACCATTCTCCTTCTATTTTAGTTTTTGCGACAACGAAGTCAGTCGTCTTTATTATAGTGGTCTTCCCAAATTTCGTCGTCATCTTCAATTATTGGTTTGGAAGCGGGAGCAGGGGTAGGAGCGGGACTAGAAAGTGTGTTTTCAATTTCTGTCTTAGCTTCTTCTCTCACATCACCTGTGTAACCGTTAACTCGTAGCCAGTCATCTAAAAATCTTCCTTCATTAACCCATTCTATTGCGTTATCAAGTTGTTCTTGATCCATTTTATTTGTCTCCTTTATACTTTAAAATAGTAGTTCCCTCTACTGGATTATTTAAATAATCCTTTCCAAAAATCCAAATATTTGGATTTTGTTCTTTTATTGATTGTATCCACGTATTTTCATAAATATTTTTTAATTCAACTAATTTTCTTGTATAGTGAGCATTTACTGTATGAAATACATTACTCCACCAAATAACTGAATTAGGTTCCGGTTTAATTAGATTAGTAATTTTATCTGAATTTTTTAACACATCACAATGTACAAAACTATGTTTTAATTTTTTATATCTATCCCAATGTTCTTTTAGTTGATTTGTACCATTCCAATTTTCAATTTCTTTTTCCCATAATTCTTTGTAATTATCTTCGCCATAAGGATTATGTGTAGTCTCATTTATTTGTGGATACTTCTTTTTTATATCATATAAAAATTTAGGATAATTTGTACCGTCCCATTGTTCTAATAATAATTTTTTAAACGCTAACGCTTGTTTACTATAATCAAAAAATATTATTTTAGTATTTTCTGTAAACCCGTATTTATTTAAAATAAAATTAGGCTTAAAACTAGCTGCTACGCTATATAAATAATCAACTCTATCTATTCCTAAATCAGTTTTTTTAATATCGTTATATTTTTCCGTATTCCAAAAAAACACACACTGTGGGGCATAAACTAAAATTTGATTTATCCAACCCAATTGTTCCTGTAATTCGTTTAAATCTTTGTTTGGATATATATATTGTTTAGAATCTCTAAATTTGGGATGAAAATTATATACAGTTAAGCTATTTTCTATACTTTTATTTATAAAATTCCACCCATCTACAACCGGAGTACATATTTCAGTTATTTCACTACTCATTAGTCCTATAGGAGTATAATCATCGTGTATATCTTTTTTAGATCTTTTTGGTATATATAATTTGTATTCACCAGTGTTTTTATTTCCATATTCTGGTTTACCAAATTTTTTATAATATTCTAAGTTAACTATCAAACATTGTTTATGTAGTCCATAATAACCTTTACCTATAGGATAAGTACTATTTTTAGTATGCTTATCCATAATATGTCCTGTTATAAAAAAATCTTTTTCAGAGGTCCATTTCTCTATTAACTCAAAAAAACTTATTTCTTTTATAAGATGTCCTACACTTTGAATAATACAATATTTATTGTTAGTTTGTAATGCTTTTTCTAATATTTCATTTACAGATTTACCATATAATATTTTTCCAAAATATTTAAACCTTGTAAAAAACTCTGTTAATTCTTTAAATTTATCTGCATAATCTCTATTCTTTTGGTGTATAGAATTTCTATCATCAAGAATAGCTACAACATATTTACATTCTAATCCCATTTTTCGCATAACTTACTTCTACTAATCTTCTCCATTCAGGTGTATTTGTCTTTCCGTGTACAATAATATGATATCTATCATCAAAAGACTTATTCATATAAGCATGTTTATTAGATACGTCTAATAAAAAACTTTGTCCCGTTTTTATTGGAACTAATCCATGTTTTTCAAATTTAAAAAGACAACCTTTTGGCATGTTAAGTGCTATATTAATAGGACTTAAAGAACTTTTTTCTGTGTCTCGATGTGGACTAATATATCCCCCTGATTCAAGCAACATAAATCGTACTCTATAGTATTCTGACATAGGAAATGTTTCTTTAAAAAAGTTAGTAGTAACGGGAGCTTTCTCACTAGCTTCCGTCCAAATATAAGGTGTTTCTTTATTACTTGTGTATCCATATTCTGTGTAATGATTAGTTTTTTCAGAACTTATTCCATGTATGCATAAACTTTTCCATCCTTTATGTGAATAACCGTTAGACGAATCATTTTCTCTATGTTCCACAAACTCTTTTTTTAAAGATATTGCTTCTTCTAACATATTAATAAAAGGAATATCTATTCTTAATTCTAACCAAGGTAAATTACTATTTTTAGTTATCCAATTATGCAGGTTCATATGCGTTCCAATCAAACGAAAAACTTGATCCGCACCCACAACTTTGTTTAGCACCTGGATTATTGATAACTAGTCGTCCACCAAAATCTGATTCATCCCAATCAATTATAGCTCCTGGCATATAATTTAAGCTTGTGGCATCTATATATGTTTTTGGATTTTTTGAAATACATTTATCGTCTTCCAGTATTGGATCGTCCGTAATTTTAAATTCATACTGAAAACCACTACATCCACCTCCTGCTACTTCAATTCTAAAATATTCATCTTTTTTTTCTAATTGTGATTCGATGTATGTTTTAGCTTTTTTAGATAAAGTTGGTAGTATGTTTTTATAGGTTTCATCGAATTCAACTTCGTTTCCGTGAAAATCTCTGAGAATTTTTTCATCGAGAGAAAGATTATTTTGTTCTTCCATAAACGTAGATAAATCAAATGAAGATGGTTCATTTTCTATAGGCTCAGTAGGTTTATCATCATTGAAAAACCCATCTAACCAATCTTTAACCTCGGAAGGTAGCTGTGACTTTTTATCTGACATAATTCATTCTTGAAGGTTTACCGTTTTTGCTTAATACCGTATCAAAAATACTTATATAACGGTTACCTACATTCTCCCATGTATTTTCTAATTTTGAATTTTTAACACTATCAATTATATTTTGTTTTTCGTGATGATGATATAAGTTTTTTATTGCTTTTTTTAATTCATCAAAATTGGGATCTAACACATATCCATGTGTATTCATTAGAGTAAGAGCATCGCCTGCCTTACCTGCAAATATGTGATCCGCCATAAGATTTTCTATTTTTTGACCTGTCGCAATTTTTATTGAAATTTCATCAGATATAAATTCATCAGTTGGACCACCTCTAGATATGATTGGAATAGCGCCACAAGCTGCTGCTTCTTGGATATGCATTCCGAATCCTTCACCTCTATATGGAGCAACTATAGCAAGAGCTTGTTTATAAATTTTTGCCATTTCTCGGTCTGATAAACAGTCATCATTATAAATTATAGTACCACATCCAGTATTATATTGCAAGGCCATTATTTGTTGAAAAATTGTGGATTGCCCATATATTTGTGGGCTATCTTTAATAAATAACTGACAATTATCAGCTAACTTAAATGAATCTTTCCACGCATTAATTACTAAATCTGCACCTTTTCTAAACTGACCGTTTCCGACGAAAACAAAAACATATTTCTTATTTTTATCAAGATATTCTGATTTTTCTTCTTCTTGATTGTTAAATATCATAGGATCATATCCGTTAGGAACTACAAATATTTTATTTGGATTAATACCTCCATTTAAAATAACATTAGCCTCCCATTGACTAGGAACAATTAAAGCATCAGTAAATGTTTCAAATTTATATTGCCATTCCATTGGAAATCGTGACCATTCCCATGGTTGTATATAAATAATTTTTGTTTTTTCTGACGCAGGCCATCTCCACATAGGTGGATACGAATGTCGTAATTGTATATCAGGAGCATCAAATTGTACAGCTTGGTGTTTTTTTAATAATCTGATTATTTCTTTATCAACTTTATAATCAGGATTGTACCCATCTGTAGGCGTTATAGCTACTTTAAAATTTTTATTTTGCGATAATTGAATTAAAATATTTCTATTTATAATTGCCAACGAATGGTTGTCGTAAAATTTTCCAAATATTTCTATATTCATATTAATAATCCGTTCTCGATTCGTGTTCACATACTTCTATTAACATTGATTCAGGTATTTTTATTAACTTAGGCCATTGATTATTACCAAAACCTGATGTTTTAAAATCTTTTAATTGATCAAAATTATCTAATGTTACTTTTTGCCATGTTTCGTAAAAAGGATCTTCTTTTGCTATATTGCTGTGACCGATATTATTTATTTTTTGGTGTAAATCATCTTTTTCTCTACATAAACTCCAATGCAATACACATAATGGTGATAATAAATGTTTTTTATTATTTGTCCATCTAGCATAAGTAAAAACATTATTTTTATGCGTTGCAAAACCTTGTGGAGTTTCTTTATGAAGTCTATTATCTTCATTAGCTATTATTAAATAATCAATACCTATTTTCTTATATGGTGTAAACCATCTAAATGTAAGATCATATTTATCATAATATCTAGTAGCTAAAGGTAAAAATCTTATAAAAAAATCTTTAGTATTTACTAATTGCTCATCTGCATCAAAACTAAATATCCAATCGTGAGAACATTGAGATTTTAGAAAGTTTCTTTCATAATTATCGTTTTGTATTGCTATATTACTTTTATGAAAATTTGATTCAATTATACTAATTTTATCATCAGAATCAATTTTTTGTAATTCTGCCCATAGTTTTTCTTCATCAAAAGTAAATTTATTTCCACTCCATGAAATTCGATCTTCATCTAGTCCTAATATAATTTCATCAACATATTTATAATATGTTTTAATACTAGAGGGTAACATATAAGCATCATAACTTATCAACGAAATAACTGATTTTTTTAACATTATTACGCCTTTACAGTTATTTTATTTTCTAAATAATACATTCCTATTGCAGTTCTACCTGTTATGCTCGGTCCAGTATCTGGATATAGTTTATATAAATGAACCACGTAATTGTTATTTTTAATTGAATTTTCTACAGTATTTTTAATACCTACATCTGAAAAATCAGTAAACGCAATAATAAAATGTTTATCTAAAACAGGCTTATATTTTTGTAATAATTCATCAACATTTTTTGACACCTTTCCTGCGTCATAAAATACAACATCAATTTTTTTACTAATATCGGAAACTTTTGTTTCTTTTATAAAATCATCTTCAAATAAAATAATTTTACCTTCTCCATGCCATCTTTCTTTATATAGCCATATATTTTGTTCTAATGCTGATTTAACATTAGGATGTCCGTCTTCTTTCCATCTGTCTGGAGATATTGCGTCGTATTTATAATTATCAAATCCGTATGCGTTAGTAATATTTTTATTATTATACATAGCACAAAGAAACGAAGCTCCTCGGTAAACACCAAATTCTGCATATGTATTTAAAATACTTAAACTACAAATATTATTTATAAAATTTCTTACTCCGTCACCAGAAGTTCCATAAACTTCTTTTTGATTATCTCCTAATTTAGATTTTCCCATTTCCGCATCTTTTACAGACTTTATAAAATGGTTTTCAATCAATTCCTTTTGAATTGTCTTCATTAATTTTTTCCTTTCTTTTAAATAATTCTCTAATTATTACTTCTAGTACAATTATTGGTGATAACAGTAATAATATTATTAAAAAACTAGGAATAAATATTAGCATTGCTAAAGCACTAATTATTATTAATACTACTCCTGTCATAGTTAAAAATAATGTTAAACTAATATTATCTTTTACCTTAAAATTATTTACCATTTTTCTTTTTCTATTTTTCACAGTATTTAAATAACCTGAAAGCTTATCTTTAAATTCTTGATCACTCATAAACCATTGGTTTTCATTTTCAGCCATTATTAACTTCCTTGTATTTCATTATTTAATCCATTTATCAACAAACTTTTTCATAACATACAGAAATCCAACAATCAACAAAATTATACCAACGTCAACACCCCAACCATATCCAGTTGTGAGACTTACACCACCCACACTTGGACCACTAGGTTCTGGTTGTATAACCGTTTGATTGATTTCTACGTTTTCTGTGCCTTCACCAACATTAATAGTTTTATTCATAATATTTTATTACCATCACAACAGCATCCATAAGTTCTTTCTTATAGTTTCTTATTGATCTTGAGATTTCCTGATCTTCCATTTCTATCTTAAGATCATCACGTAGATTAATCAATGCGCGGATCGGCTGTTCGGTGCGGGAATGTTTGAAGTGCTCTAGTACTCGACGATCAATCATTAATTTAAAATTCCTTTCATTTTTTCGAAATCCAAAATTTTACAATTTTTAGATGCGATTTTAAATGTAGTATGTTTACTTTTTTCTATTCTTATACTAAGTATAATTCTTAAAATAGGCTCATCTTTTTCATTTTGTGCATGACCTGTAATTACATTATGTGGAATAGAAGTATTATATAACACTGGTCCATTTAATTCTACTTTTTCTAATATATTAATCATATCTGTTACTTTATAAGACCAGGCTGATTTAGCACTTTTCTGATGACTAATTAATTTATTTTTATCCTCTATATAATGAAACTGAGACTCACTATCTGGATTCATATTATACCATACATTAAAACTATTTTTGCAACCAATTAAAGGAATATTTATTGACCATTTATAACCGTCTGTATGAATCGGAGTAAAAGAAGAAGTAGGAGTAACATATAATCTAGTTGCAGTTATTTTATCTTCAAAAACTTTTTCTATCCATTTATAAAATTCTGGTAACATAGCCTTTAAATTAATATGTTGTGTTAAAAACCAATTAGCAGAAGCTTCCTTAGTTTTTTTATGTTTATTAAATATATCTCTATCATACAATTTTTTAACATCATCATATTCTAGTATTTTACCAGCATCAAAATGTTTTAAAAAAATAGGAATATAATAGTTATGTTCAATCAATTTTTTTATCCAAATTTTTCCAAAATTTTGTTTCTTTCCATGTTGCTTTTACTTTTTCTAAATTTCTTGCTTCAGCAGATCGATTTTCTGGCGTGGCTAATCTTTTATTGTCAGCACTTTGCATATGAATAAGTTTTACAGGTACTTGATATATCTTCCATCCTGCTTCTCTGACTCTCATACAATAATCAACATCTCTATTATATGTCCACTCGTATGAAGGATCAAAATTTCCTATTTCATCTAATACTTGTCTACGGATATAAATACCTCCAAATGTAATCCAAGGTATTTCTCTTACATAATCAAACTGACCTGTGTCAGAAACTGGTTCTTTAAAAAATTTTTGATTTTGAACATCTACTCCACTTCCAATGTGTTCAGGATTTCCGTTTTCATCAAATTGTCCTCCTGCGTGTTCTACATAGTAATTTTGATCATCATCTTTTGCTGGATATAATAATAAACAACCTATAATTCCTGCCTCTGGATATTTATCTACATAAGGTAGAAGTTTTTCATACCACGCGGTCGGCGATTCATCCTCTTCTGCATGAGACATATCTGCATGAAATATAAAGATATCATTATCAGTAGAGTTCCACATTTTTTGATACATCATATCTGAACCAATTTGTGCGTCATCTCTCTCAAACATAAAGGGTAATTCCCAATAATTATCTCTTACTCTTTGTATTTCGTTTTCAAATACAAATGGACAAATAATAGTTGGTTCTTTTTCTATATTAGTTTCTTCTTCCATGTTTCTGGAGTATTTTCCTTTTCAAATTCTAAATTTAGTGTGTATTCAAATTCTTGTGGTCCTCTTTTATTAATCCAATTACACATTTCTTGAATAGTTTGATCTAATGTTTTTGTTGTGTTATAATTAAATTCTTCTTTAATTTTTTTACTAGAACACCACGCGTATTTGACTTCTCCTGGTCTATCTGGAAAATGTTCAAAATGAGGATACACACCACAATGATGTCCAACTTTATATGCTAAGTCTTTAATTGAAATTTCATTATCATCAGGTCCAATATTATAAACTTGCCCACATAAATCTTTTTCACTATCAATAAGTCTTTCAATCGCAACTACACAATCATCAATGTTACTAAAACTTCTTTTTTGCTCCCCATCTCCGTAAATAATAATTTTTTTATTTAATTTTAGTCTATTAATCATAATAGCAACAACATTTCTAAACGGGTCCATATATCTTTGCCCAATTCCAATAATATTATGTGGAACTATAGTAAAATATTTTAGTCCATGAAGTTTATATAATAGTTCTAAATGTTCTTCTGCTTGCGCCTTAGCTAATCCGTAAGGATCTTCTGGACTTCTTGGCATGTCTTCTGTAAAAGGAGGTTCTTGTGCACCATATCTAGCCATAGAACTACAATTTACAAACAATTCAACATTGTTATGAATAGCAGCGCTGGCTACGCTAACAGTACCGCCCACAATATTTTCTACAATAAGTTTTGGACTAAATACAGAAAGTCCTTCATATGGAAGAGCGGCACAATGAACAACAATATTCGAACCTTTCATTGATTCTTTTAGTGCATCTAAATCTAAAATATCAATTTTATCAATTTTAGCGTAATCAGGATGGGGTAAATTATCTTTTAATCCGCCTACTAAATTATCACAACCTCTAACTTCCCACTTTTTATTTATAAATTTTCTAGCAATCCAACTTCCTAATAATCCTGCTGTACCAGTTATATATATTCTTTTTTTATTCATTCTTCCAGCGCCGCTACTTCTTTTTCTAACTTCTTCTTCTTCTTTTTCAAAGCTCTAATTTCTTCATGAAGGTACTCAAAATCCTTCATTTCGTACAAGCGTTCCTCCATTCGATTTGCAAGAGTTTGTAGTTCTTCAATCATTCCTATCAAATAAGAAAAGTTTAAAGTCTTAGTGCATGCTCGCATTTCATAAAGAACATCACATATATATCTCATTTTTTATTCATTCTATCCTTCTTGAGTTTCAATAGCTTGCCAAATGTCTGTCCAATTTATTAATGGTGTTATTTCATTATTTTTTAAATGACACGCCACACCAGGCATTGGAGAAATAATCGGCGCATCTTGTATAATTTTAGCAAATATAGACCAATCATTTTCTTTTGTAGCTTCTTTTATTTTACTTATATAAGATTCCCATATTTGTGTTGATGCAAACATTGTCCATCCTTCACACCTATTAACAGTTCTCCAATGTCTGTCTAATCCAACAAATATTTGACACGGTATGCCTTCTTTATATCTATTTGGAGAATCATAGGGGATACCAAAACTATGCCAATATTTCATATTTTCTCTAATAACATCTAAAGCATCATAAACAAATAGATAATCATCTTCGATAATCATGTGTAAATCGGTTCTTTCTGAATCTTTTAATGCAGTTTCTAAAACCGAAAAAGTTGTAGCTAAAAAATTATACTTATTTAGAGATAACCTTTTAACGGGGATAAATTTTACTAGTCCTTGGGAGGTTTCAGACATCCAATTTAATGTGTTTTTAGAAACTTTGTCGTGTATAATATGAATATAATCTGTTTCATTTATACTTTGATTTAAACTAATCCAACTTTTTTTAAGAATTTGTTTTTTAGTTAAATTATTCCATCTAGTTTTACCACTAAGAGTGGATTCAATTTCGCTGGTTATGTAATAAATATTCATAATTTTATGGTATTTTTATACCTGGAAGTGCATCTAGCTCTTCTTTATGTCTGTTATCAATTATATCTTGTCGTTCTTCGGAAAAATAAAATTCACAAGTTAGGGGTATTTCAATTCTTTCTCTATGTTTAGTAGAAAACCATCTACACTTATTTTCTTCAATAATTCCATCTTCAACAATATTTTTAAGTTTTCTCCAAAACCACATATTAGGTAGCTTGTATTTTACTTCATATCCTTGGTTCATATTAATTCCTTATAAGAAAAGTGCCCCACTTCTGTTGCTAGGCAGGGGCCGCCCCGAGAGATCATGCCGCTAGGCGGTAATCCTCAAATGCCTCATTATCGTTAGCATTTATTAAATTTCTTGCGGTTAAGGTCGCTCGCGCACCTGTCTCTCGGCTTTCCTATTATCTGTCTGTCGATCCTATTTCGCCCCCATCATAAACACTCGATAAGTAGAGAGGTTAACCCATCGAAGTCCGGACTCGATGCTGGACATGTTCCCAAGTTCCAGGTATCCATCGAGTGCTTATGGTGGAGGCGGGGGGTATTGCACCCCCGTCCAGTTCAGTTTTCAGTCTGCGTCGTCAAGACACTCTACTGTGTATGTTTCCATAACTTCGTTAACTTGTGTCTTTATTATTTTTTCAATATCACTAGATTTACAAGTTAAAAATAATATTTTTCCTATTCGTACATTTTGTACATTATTAAATCCCAATGCTTGAAGTGCTCTAGTAATTGCTTTACCTGCATTATCAAGAATGCCGGGTTTTAACACTATTTTAATTAAATATTGCTTCTTCAATTTCTGATTCTTCTACAGGAGAAGTAACAGTGTTCCAATTAAATATTCTGAAGTTATCTATTTCTAAGTCCCAAACTAGCTCCATTCCTTCCGGATAGTTTGTTTCAGACCCTGCTCCTACTATTTTACTAGCAACAAAATCACTAGGTAAATCTTTAATTCTACTAAAAACCATTTTTCTAGTTTCTCCAGATTTTTTAGTAAATTCTCCTTTATACGCTTTCATATATTCCTCTCTACTTTATATTTGTATTATATACTAATATAAGAGTAAAAGTCAAGAATAATTTTGTATTGGATGTTGTGGTCTGGATGATGGTTTGTTTATACGTTTGTTTTTATTTATTAATTGCTTTTCTTGTTTTTCAAATAATTGTTGTCTTTTTAACTCTGCCTTTTTTAACCTTAATACAGCAAGTTCGTGCTTCTCTCTCTTCTTTAAAGAAGGAGGCTTATAAAACTGCTTTTCTTTTAGTTTTTTATACATACCGTCTTCATGTAATTTTTTATTAAGCTTTTTATAAGCTTTAATTACATTATTATTATATACTTCTATTTTCATTTCCTTTCTTTTAATCTCATCATTACTTTTCTTTTATTTTAAATATCTCTTTATCATTCATTTTTTCAGGGTTAGCTGGGCACATATTACAAATAAACTCATCTTTTCTTTTTAAAAATTTATTTAGTTCATTATCTGTACAATTAGGAGTAAGCCCTTTATACTTACTATAGGATTTCCATTCTGATTTATTTTTTAAACCATATTTATCTAAAAAATCATTTAAATACGCAATAGGCCCACATTTAAACAAATTACCATTATATAATTGCATACTGTCTTTTGATATACAATTTTCCCAACTTTTACTTGGATTATTATCTGTATAAGGTACTGCGTTTATACCGTTTCCTTTATAAGTCTTATACCAATGTCCGCTCATGTATCTAATTTCTACTTCTACCTTTTTGATATTATAAACTTTTCTAAACCAAGTCTCTTTTATTAGTTTTGCTTTACCCCATGTTTGTAAAAATTGTAACTCTTTTTTAAATTTTGCTTTATATACTTTATTTTTAGAATGAAAAGTAATTACTAATACAATATTATTTCTTTTTAAACATTCGTACAACCATTCTTGTTTAGATAGTAATAATCCGTTAGTAAAAAGTTTAATTACTGAGTCTGGAAATAATTCTCTATATGTACTTATAATTTGTTCACATTCTTTATTTAATAAAGGTTCGCCCCCTAATAAATTAATTCTTTCTGGACTTAATCTCTTTGCCCATGGTTTTGCCCACTTATATAACACCTCGTTAGAAAATATCTCTTTAAAATTATAATTAGACCAATGATTACAACCATCACAATGTAAATTACAAGCATTAGCTAAATGAACGTCTAACATATAACAATTATACAGCATGATACTCTAACATCTTAATATATTCACGACAGAACATCTGCAACTTTTTGTAATTCTTCTATTTCTAAATAATGATGGCTAGGAAGCATTACGGTTGTTTTCACAAAATTTTCAGCTATAGGACAACTATCATTATATATATTTAGCCACGGAAATAAATGTAGTGGTTCTTTAAAGAAAGTTTTAGCTAAACAACCAACTGCATTAAGTTTCTCTATAACTGAATCTACATCGTTACGCGGTACGCTCATTGTATATCTTTCCCAAATATAGTTATCTCCTGGTACACATGTATAGGGTAGATTATCCATATAGAAAGAAGCAACTTGTCTTCGCTTCTCTCTATATCCGTATTGCTCAAAAAGTTCTATCTCTTTTAATAGTACAGCACACGAAGTTATATCTAAATATGATTTAGTTCCAACTCTGACAATTTCTTTATTTTTAGCCCTACCGTGTGCTGTAATTTCGTATATTAAATTATGAAGTTCAGGATCATTAACAGCTAACCCACCACCTGAACCAAGTGTTCCGGGATATTTAGTAAAATCAAAACTAAAACAAACTATATCTGATGCGTGTCCGGGTTTATAATCGTAAGGTTCCCCTATTTGAAAAGCAGGAGCAGCGTCTTCTATTATTGGAATACCTAATTCTTTACAGATTGGTTGAAGTTTTCTAACATCAGTCACTGTTCCAAAATTTTGTACTACTATAATGGCTCCTATTTTACCCCATTTATTATTTTTTAATCCTTCTACAGTTAAATCTATATCCATATTACCTGTAGCATCACAATCAGTAAATCTTATTTGTCTACTCATAAATGATGCAGCATTAGCAAAAGCTCGCCAACCATATGAAGACATTAAAATAACATCATTTGGTTTAGTAAGGGCGTGTATAGATATTTGTAATGCATCTGTACAACAATTTGTAAATGTCCAATAAGGTACTCCAGAAAGTTCTGCACACTTATTTATTAATTTAAGTTGAACACCTCTAACATCTCTTCCGTCTTCTGACTGATAGGGATCATCCATTGCATCAGAAATTGCTCTTAGATAATCAACTTTATGTCTTTCTATTCTTTTTTTATGTGGAATAAACGCTATTTTTTTCATATTATTATATTTAGTTTCTTTATTTTAAAAGACGTTGGAGGAGGTTTAGGAATAACATATAATGATCCATGATGTTTTTCTTCTATAGGTAAATTTTTTTTATTATTAATTTGCCATCTTGCCATAGTAGAAATATAAGAATTTTTATATAATTTATATAATTCAAAATCTTCGTTTAATAAGATAGTTCTTAAAACTTCTGTAGTTTCTTCGTTGCACTCTGTAAGTTCTTTATAATTATAAGTAAAAAATTTAACCGGATTTGTGTGAGCATTATTTGAATGAGTACCGTATCCATATCTAATACACTTTTCTAATGGATCAGAAAATTTACTTTGTGTCGATTCTCTCAATCCTATAATTTTATAATTACGAAAATACTTCATAGAAGAGAAAATTAATTCTTTTAATAGATTTGTACTTTCAAATAGTTTAATTACTTCCCAATGTTGTTTTATTTGAATTTTTGGAAAATCTATAGAGATAAAAAAAGGGCAAAAACCAACATGTGCATTAGAAGAAAAACTTACAGAATGATATTGGTGATGCCAATAATCATCAGATATTTTAAATTCTGGTTTTCCATGTCCATGTACATGTGCTATACTATTAGGTCTTTTAAAAGAATCTAATTGATCTATTCTATAACATCTAAAATGAGTAAGATTTCCATTAAATCTATGTTCTCTTACATTAGTCCATTTTTCCTTTTTTATATAATCAAATATATCAGCTCTTGTAATATTGTGTATTGTAATTTTTGTTTTACTTGATAATTTAGATTCTTTTTTTAATTTTATAACAGAGGTGTCTTGTTTACTTAATAAATCTGTATTATTTTCATATAAATCATGAGTATATGTAACAATTTCATCTAAAAAAATGTTATTGTCTAAAAACGTTCTTAATATTGTAGAAGAATCACTTCCCCCACTGTAGTATAAAATTAAATAATCGTAAGATTCTCTGATTTGTATAGCTCGTTGTTTATACAATTCACGAAGCGATTCTTCTGGTTCTATTGTCCATTCTTGTTTAGACCAAAAATTTTTATTAGGATCGTAAAATTCATAATTATCCCAAGAAGTGTGAGAAGTATTTATAAGCTCATTTATACTATATATTTTTTCTTCTGTTTTTTTATTTTTAATATAATAAGTTAGTAGTGCTGGATCAACTCCATCCATAATTCCTTAACCATGTGTCAATATCGTTGTTCATAAATTTACCTATCTTTTTATCTAACAACGCATCATTTTTAATAGCTAAAAATGCGGGATACCTTTCTATACCATATCTGTTATTCATAGCATGGTCTGAATCAACAGCTTCCGCTGTTACATTATTAAAATCAATCTTAATTTTATTTATAATTTCTTCAACCCATTGCTGATTACTTATTCCTTCTTTATTCCAAATTCCATATATTTTATTGGTCATTTACCATGTCTCCTAAATAAAAACGTTTTTCTAATTCTTTGATTATTATTTTTAGATCGTTACTTTTACTTATTTTATTCTCTTTTCCTGTGTTTTTTCCTGCAATACCTCTATTCATAATTAATTTTGCATTATCTGTAGTAAAATATTCTTTTATTAATCCATTTACATAAGTATCATAGAGCTTATCTCTTTTATATAAATTTATTAATTTTCCATTTTCAGACGAAAGATTAGTTACGCTATTTAAAAACCCTCCTGCACTATTATCACCAGCATCGTTTCTAGAGTCATATGAATAACGTAATAAATTATTCATTACTTGTCTAGAATCTACATAAGAAGATTCTGAAATAGCTCTAGTACTTTTTGGATATTCAATTTTCCACCAATTCATTATAATATGACACTGTTTAGCGTGTAGTTTTGGAAAATTTTCACTTGTAAAAAAATTTTCTTTATACTCATATTGATTATGAATATTAAAATTTACAGTATTACTACTTAAAGTACAATAATATTTATTATCAACCATTTTTATTAAAGGTTTGTCTACCCCATAAACATGGGCAATATTACCTTTTCTAACTGTGGTTTTTATTAAATTATGTTTTTCAAAAAAATAAACTTCGTTTCTAGATAATGTGTGCATTAGTCCACTATATCCAAATCCATCTTTTAACCATTTTTGCTGAGAATGAAAATCGTATAAAAAATCACGAGTTATATTGATATTAGTTATTTTATTTCCATAATTTGGTTTTACATAAGGTAATTTAAGTAAGTCATGATCTATGAATCGTCCCACAACTACTTCATCTAAAGGAATATTATATTTCTTAAAAATATTTAAAACAGTAGAAGAATCACTTCCTCCACTATAGTATAATATTAAATAATCATATGATTCTCTAAGTTGTAAAGCCCGTTGTCTATGTAGCTCTTCTAAAGATTCACTAGGTTCTTGTGTCCAATCAATAGTATCCCAGCCTTCGGGCCAAGTTGCTTCAAGATCTTTAATATTAAATGTTGAACTATTTAAAATGGTTTGTCTATTTTTGTAGATTTCCCCTGTAATGGTATTTTTTAAAATATACATTTAATTATTTAAGATTTTTACTTACTAACCAAGTTCTATTGTTCATTTACTGTGTCACCTAAATAAATTCGTTTTTCTAAATTCTTATCTATTAATTGTATATCTTTTTGTTTTGTAAATTTCATTAATTTTATTGCAGAGTCTGTATTAAAATAAGATTTTACTACTCCATTTACATAAGTATCATAAAATTTATCTTTTTTATAAATTGATAACAACTTTCCAACTTCTGTTTTAATATTAGTTATACTATTTAAAAACCCTCCTGCGCTACTTCCTCCTGGGTCATTTCTATTATCAAAAGGATCACGTAATAATCTATTCATTATCTCTCTAGAATCTGGATAAGCTGATTCTGAAACAGCTCTAGTACTTTTTGGATATTTAATTTTACACCAATTCATTATAATATGACACTGTTTAGCATGTAGTTTTGGGAAATTTTCACTTGTAAAAAAATGTTCTTTATACTCATGTTGATTATGCTCATTAAAATTTATAGTATTACTACTAAAAGTACAATAATATTTATTATTAACTATTTTTATTAAAGGTTTATCTATTCCATAAATATGAGCAACATTACCTTTTCTAGTTAGAGTTTTTATTAAATTATGTTTTTCAAAAAAATAAATTTCGTTTCTAGATAATGTATGCATTAGTCCACTATATCCAAATCCATCAGTTAACCACTTTTGATTATAATGAAAGTCCTGTAAAAAATCATGGGTTATATTAATACTCGTTATTTTATTTCCATAATCAGGAACTACATAAGGTAATTTAAGTAAATCGTGATCTGCAAATCTATTTGTTATGACTTCATCTAAAGGAATATTATACTTTTTAAATATATTTAAAACAGTAGAAGAGTCACTTCCTCCACTGTAATATAGTATTAGATAATCATATGATCCCCTAAGTTGTAACGCTCGTTGTTTGTATAGTTCTTCTAAAGGTTCACTAGGTTCTTCTGTCCAGTTAATAGAATCCCAACCTTCTGGCCAAATTGCTTCAAGATCTTTAATGTTAAATGTTGAACTGTTTAATATGTCTTGCCTATTTTTATAGATATCTCCTGTAACTTTATTTTTTAAAATATACATTAACTATTCATTACTTAAAAATTTTATTTGCGTATCCAGTTGTTTTAATGTATCTTCAAGATTATTAAAAATATCTTGTAAATCTTTAAAGCGATCATTTAAGGTTTTAATGTCACCACCTAAATCGGCGGCAACTTCTCTGATCATAGAATGACATTCCCTGACTTCTACCTTTAACTCTTCCCTTGATGCATATAACATAAATTGTTCCCTTGATTATTAGTGTATCAATAAGTGAGGCTATTGTCAAATAATTTCTCAAATTGTACGAGATTTGGCTATATTATTCTTGCAAATAATACTTTTTTCTTATATAATAGATTATAAAGTCATGAAAGGAGATTATATGACGCAATATGCTGAAGCAAAAGAATACTTTACATATCTAGCAAAAGTGGAAAACATACAACAAGCAAAAGAAACAATGAGAATATATAAAAAAATTAAAAAAAGAAGAGGCGAATTTTTAGCGGCTCGTTTTATTTTAGAAGTTTATCAAGGGTTTAATAAAGATATTAAAGCACAATTGGAGATTAAATAATGGCAAGAAAAAAAGCACCTGCACAAAGAACACTGCATGATTCTAGAGAAGCTCACGAAATTATTCAAGATGCGGGTAATATTGTTAGATGGAATATTCCATTAGCTATTGAAATAATGGATAGAGTTAAAAATAAAGTATGGTATGGCTCCCAAATACGCCAGTATAATAGAACTGCTAAAAGTATAAATGAATATTTAGATTCAGTAGAAAAATGCAGGTTCTATACCAAGAAACAGTTTTGGACAACCGAAGATATATTTGGAGTATATCGAACATTAGCACCAATGAGATTAGACTTAATGGAAGACGGAGAAGATTTTGGGTTTCCTTCTTTGTAAATTGCTTTGGAGGTTTCGTCGTAAATTACTGTAATTTAAATTTGACAGCTAGAGAAATTTATGCTAAATTATGTTATAAGAAAAAATTAAAAAAATGAAATTGAGATTTCATAAATTAAACAAATATAAAAACTTTACAAAGAATTTGTATAAGATTCTTATTTATAAAGAAGACGAGTTTGAAAAAATTGAACTTCTTATAAATATTGAAAAATATATTAAAGATGTTAATCCATCTTTATATTTATATTCTCATCCTTATTTAAAGTTTTTTGAAGATGACACGGAGTGTCATAGCGATTACTCACGTAATCCGTGGGAATTGTTAAGAACGGAGTTCTTACACGTTATGTCTTCATATCCTAAAATAAACATGAGAGATCTATCTATATCTTATGCTTGGTTTTGCAATAACCAAAGATTGCAGGACTGGGTAAAAAATTAAGAGAGGGCGAAGCTGTGCTTGAAGGATGGAAAAACTTTTTGACTAATATAACAATAACTAGTGCAAAAAAACTAGAAAATCTAAAAGACGGTATTACATATATATTACGCGATACTCCTTTAGATATATTTAATGAATGGGAAGGCGTGTCTTTTGAAGGTGGATTATGGGAACTAGTTGAACCTAGAGATAAAGGACCAGCCAAAGGTTCCAGACGAATAGGGGCAGCAAATATGTTATATGCTAATCACTATGTTGCTGAAGAGTGCGGTTTAATTGAACGCCAACCTGAAGAATTACTTGATACGGAAAGCGATGATGATACGGATTTAGCTTTTGAAGTTTTAAAAACGGTTATGGAAGAGTTAGAAAAGAAAAGAATAATTAGAAAAATTCCAGAAGTTATACGGTCGGAATTTAAAGTAATTAAATCAGGAGAATGAATTGGAAGAAAATGTAAAACTTACTAACTTTGATACAGTTAGTACAGAAATTAAAACAAGTATCAATTTTATTATTGATCAACTAGTAATTATTGAAAATGCAAGAGAGCAAATTTCAGCATCATTAAAAACTTTAAAAGATAGTTACGGAATATCTCCCACCTTAGGTAGAAAAGTGGCAACAACTATGTTTAAAAATAAGCAAGAAGATATTGAAGAAGAGTATGATACAATTTCTAAATTAATTGAGATCTGTTCTCGATAAATTTAATAATTTTTTCAGATACTTTTTGATGAACGACGGGGCCTGCATGGCTTCCGTCGTTTGCTTTTTGTATATGTTTCATGTCATCTAAAGGTGCATATATACAATTTTCTGTTAATTCTTTTAAATCTTTATGTAAATGACCAAAACATGCTATGTGTATAGAATTAATATTGTATTTTTTTAAAATATTAAGTTGCAAAGCAACTGCGGCTTTCCATAAATTATTTACTACACTATCTTCAGAATAATATAATAGTCCAGCAGCGTGCCATGCTGCTTTATGTTCAGGACTATTTCTTTTATTATCTAAAATTTGTTCACTAAAAACCCATTGTCTAAAAAACTTTTTATTTTGTTTAATAAAATTAGCAACTAAAAAGCCTTGCCAATTATTAGTTCTTTTACTTCGTACTTGCCATCGATATTCACTTGTATGACCAACAAGAATTAAATTAGGATTTAGCTTGACAGCTTCTTCAATTTGCGATAATATAAGATATTCACTAGCACCAGATTGCGCTAGCGTTGTGTATTCTGTGTTAAACTTTTTAGCAACGAGATATCCGTAAGTTTCTTCAAGAGAATTTAATCCTTCTCCTAAAGTGTAGCTATCACCACAAGAAATAATTTTCATAAGAAATGGTAACAAAAATTGGAGCAAGAGTCAAACAAAATTTTACTTATTGGGAATAGTTACACTATTCCCTCTTTAACAGTGCCTCTCCCATTTCCTTTATTATTAAAATTAGAAAATAAAATTGAAGATTTTGGTGCAACTTTAGATTATCAGGCAGAAATGATTTTAAAAGAGCCAGGAGTAAATTATGAATATATAGTTTGGATTATTGGACACCATCATCGAGCCGATCCAAAAGCTGATAAAGATTTTATTATTCCTTATAAATGGAAAGATACAGATACGTGGGCAGATTTAACTAAAAACTTATGGTTTAAAAAAATGACCACAATAAAATGGCATTATAGACTCGGAGTTTTATCTGTGTTAGCAGTACTTTCTAAAATATCAATAGAAAATATACTATTAATACCATTATATAGACCCAATGTTTTAGAAAGTCCAGAGTTAAATGAATATCCTAATATTATGTGGGATTATTTAGGAGACTATAGAAAAAAATATCCTGATGGTTCAGGTCATATGAATCAATTAGCACATAAAATATTTGCAGCAAAATTAAAAGAGGAAATAGAAAATAGATGGAAGATTTCATTGACCTTAAAATCAAGCCCTTTATAAGTATTTCTTTTAGTTCGACTATAAAAAATTCTTCTAAAAAAATTGTAGAAAAAGCAGAAAAAAGCGTTAAACGATATGGTAATCAGTGGGTAGCAAATGATGTAGTAAGTGGAGGAGTATGTGTATTATTAACTCCAGGTGATTTATATGACTGGCATTTTGATAATATGGATTTTTCTGATGGTAAGTTAACTTGCCCTAGACCTACAAGATATTGGACTCAAGTTATTTATTTAACAGAGGGAACACCTTTAGAAATAGGAAATTGGAATCCTAAAGCAAGTAGAGTTTGGGAAACAGAATTTAGTGCTCCTATACCATTTAAAATATTGGCTGTAGTGTACCCTACTCCTGGAAAAATTATTCAATTTCCTTGTTATATGGTACATAGAATAAAACCTCCTGTTACAAATAGAAGATGGACTATTACATCTTTTTTGGATCAACCGAATTATAAAAATTTAACCAAAAAAGATTTAGAGAAAGGTTATAAATGGTATTTTAATGAATCCTGATTTTTTAAGAATTGAAAATGCACTTCCAGATGAGACTTGTGATTATTTAACTTCTACTGCATATAAAAATCCAAAAATTTTTTTAAACGATAATCAACAAGCAATTCCTGCATTCAAGAATAGAACTCTCAGTTATAAAAAATTACATAGATCAATGCCTCAACCGTGGGCAAATTTTGAACGTGGTCTTAATTATGCTCGTTTTTACGCCCAAAAACAAATTATGCAGCATTGGGGAAAATGGTGTGTTCCTGATAATACTGAATTAACAATTTGGGGGCCAGGAGATTCAATGTCTCTTCATGCTGATAATTGTTGGCAACCTGATACACCGGATGAGACTAAAAACGAAACGCATCCTACTTGGTATAGAAAATATTCAGCTGTATTTTACCTAACAGGTGGAGTTGAAGGTGGTGAATTTTATTTTAAAAATTTTGGTGATGACATATCACCTCAACAAGGTTTAATGTTGGCATTTCCTAGTGGAATAGAGTATACTCATGGAGTACGAAAAGTTTTATCAGGAATACGGTATACGATTGCGATTTGGCTTACTGATGTACTTGAATACGCTGAATGAAAGGAAAAATTAATGAGCGGAGGTATGGAATGGGCTGCAAAACATGAACGTGAGCAGCTAGGAAAATTAATTAAAGAAATAGTTAATAAAATGCCCGAAGAAAGATTAGGAAAATTATTCCAATCTATTACACGGGATTTAAAAGAAGTAGAAAAAGATGGAAAATTTTCTAGACAAGGATTACATTTGTTAGATTCTGCACAAAAAGGTGTTCGTCTATTTATAACAGAGGTAACACCGTGAAATTTAAAAAATGGCAATGTATGACATGCGATTTTATTTATGATGAGGAATTTGGTGATAAAGAAGAAGGTTTGGCACCTGGTACTAGGTTTGAAGATATTGCTGACGACTGGTATTGTCCTGACTGTGGTGCTACTAAAGATATGTTCGTAGAATTGGAAGAATAATGCCAGAAGGACCAGAATGTACGATTGTTACTAACCAACTTAATCAAGAGGTTAGTGGTTGGAGCATAACTAATATCGAGTTATTAACAGGAAGATATACTAAAAAAGAACCTGACGGTTTTTCTGCGTTTGAAGAAGTTATAGAAAAGAATAATGGTCTTTATGTTCATGCAGTTTGTAATAAAGGTAAGTTTATATATTGGTTGTGTATGGATGGAGTTATATTCAGTACTTTAGGTATGACCGGAACTTATAAGACTGAAGATAATAAATACGCTAGAGTCAGATTTGATGTTAGAGATAATGGTCAAAATGATCCAACAGAAAGTAAAAGTCTTTATTATTCTGATATGAGAAACTTTGGAACACTAAAATTTATTACAAAAAATCCTAAACAAGAGTTAGATAAAAAACTTGCAAGTATTGGACCCGATATGTTAAACAAGCCGTGTGACGAAGAAACTTGGCTTGCAATATGTGAAAAACGAAAAAATAATTCTTTAGTAAAATTTTTAATGGAGCAGAAAAATGTATCAGGTGTGGGTAATATTTACAAATCTGAAAGTCTTTTTCTCGCTGCTTTGGCTCCGCATCGCAAAGTGGGGAACTGTAGCGAAGAAGACTTGTTACGATTGTATACAGCGGTTAGAACCGTTTTAAAAAATAGCTTTGAAACAGGCGGAGCAACTATAAGAAATTATTCTGATTTACATAATACTCAGGGAAATTATATTGCTTTTCCTTCAAAAGCAGATGAAATGATGAAATCAAGAATAGGAGTAATGGTTTATTCACAAACACATGACCCTCATGGGAATCCTGTTGAAAAAATAAACCTAGATGATGGAAGAACAACTCATTGGTCACCAACAGTTCAGAAATAATAGGATGTATTTTAAAAATTTAGATTCAGGTGAGTTCTTAACTAAATTAAATTTTTTTAGAAAAGTAATTGAATATAATCATTACGAAGAAACTTTAAAAGTTATTAAATTTATACACGGTAAGAGTTCTATAGATATGATGGTTAAAATGTACTCTGCAATAAAAATACACATGCAAATGATATAATTGAAAGAGTAAAAGCACATTTTCATTATATAGAAGATGGACACCAAATTGCCTTTAGTAGTGGTACTACTGCTCAAACTAAATTAATATATTCTTCTAGAAAAGAAAAAGAGTGTCATACTAGGCAGTTAATACAACATACTAGACTAACATCTAATGATTTAGTATTAAATTTACGTCTTACAGGTACTCCTGCTTGGCAAAATATTATTAGACAATGTTTATTGGTAGGAGCCCCTTTATTAGACACTAAAAAACATCATAAAGAACATATTGAAGAATTAATAGATATTATTCATAAGTATAAACCTTCAGTAGTATATTCAGTTCCCGAAACTATATCTAATATTATTAATAGTGGATTAAAGTATGATTTTAGCTTTATAAGGTGCTGGGATGTTGCAGGGTTCGATGTAAATTATGAAGACGCAATTAGATTTGATAAAACTTTAATTAATGGCAAATTTTCACAACACTGTGCAAGAACGGAGAGTTTTTTATTATTTGGTTGTGAATTAACTGATTCATTAGAAAAAAGGGCAGGAACTATTGGAAAAGAATTATTTCCTAATTCTACACGTATAGTAAATGGAGAATTACAAATTCGTAAAGAGTGGGTAATGACTAGGTTAGATGAGCCTCATAAATTTACCAAAGATGGTTGGTATGCAACTTGGGATTTAGTAGAAAAAGATAAAGATGGTTATATTAAAATAATAGGCAGAAAACAAGAATAGGAAGACATATTATGGCGTGGGGTTACCACTTAATATTAGATTGTAAAAGTTGTGATAAAGATGTTATAACAAATAAAGAAAAATTAACTAATTTTTCTAACGAATTAGTTAGAGCTATTCGTATGAAAAAATATGGTGAACCCATATTAGAACATTTTGCAGCACATGATGAAGCGGCTGCAGGATATTCTTTAGTCCAATTAATTGAAACTAGTAATATTACTGGACATTTTTCTGATTTAACAGGTGATGTATATTTAGATATATTTAGTTGTAAATATTTTGATCGGGATGAGGCAATGGCAGTTGTTTCTAATTTGTTAAGTCCTCAAACAATAAAAGCTAAATTTATAGAACGGCAGGCATAAAATGTATAAACCTTTACCAGATGGATTGACAATACAAATTAGTAGTATTGAAGGGTTAGGCTTGTTTGCAACAAAAGAATTTGAAGAACAATTCGTGTTAGGAGTATCACATATAGCATATGAAAATTTTTCTGATGGATATATAAGAACCCCTCTCGGTGGTTTTTATAATCATTCAGACACTCCTAATTGTATTTTACACAATGGATATTCAAATAGTGGACAAATTGTGTATAAACAATTAGTTACTATAAAACGTATTTATTCAGGTGAAGAATTGACAGCGGGATATACATTATATGAGATTACATGATATTGTAAATTTTAAAAATCAACAATTACGCGGTGGAATTCGTTGGGAATATGCTAATAAAAGTCAAATTAGAAAAAGTATTACAGAACCAATGTACTGGGAATACGATCCTCCACAAAGAAAAATTAATTCTTTATGGGAAGAAACTTGTTTAGCAGTAGAACAAATTTGTGATAGATATGAAAAACCTATTAAAATACAATACAGTGGTGGACTAGATTCGGAATATGTAGCTAAAGCTTTTATTGAGGTAGCTCCTAGAGATTCGTTTGAACTTTGGCATATGCATTGTCTTGAGGATTCTATTGATGAGGAATATGTTCGTCAATTCGAATATAAATACGATATTAAATGTAAATGGGTTTACCTTGATTGGGATGAATGGATTAATCAGCAAGTATTTCAAGATTACATATCAAAAATAATACCTACTGCACCTATTATTGCTACTTTTCAAGAGTGGCTAGCATTGAAAATGTATGAAGATAAAACAGGTTCTGTT